TTTGCGTAGATGACCTGACTAAACAGCCCATCGCTAAGAAAGTGTAACCTAAAGCAAAAACAATGCTCCGGTGAAGTCTGACGACTCCACAGAAGAATTGCAAAATCAATAGATAACTTGCAAAGCAATGTGGAGCCGAAGCTCCCGCACTTATATAAAAATATAAATACGACCTCACGATCACTATGAGGATTATATATACAACTACGCTAGGAAACCCCTCTACTCCAGGGGACAAACCCAATGGAATATGTAATTAATATATATTCAAAATTATGGTATGTTGGTTTGAACCCACCATACCGGACAACCAGTAAAGAAGAATAAAGAAAAATCTTCTCCAGTGGCGCAATATGTCAAAGCGCCACTCCCTCTATTGGCAGCACTATCAGCCATGAGATCAACCCTATACAGGTTGTTGCTATCAGGGCCAGTCATGCCTGCTTCGAATTTCCTTCGTTTACCGCACCTAAAGCGGTAATGTTGTTGAAAGGGAATCTCAGCTTCTACTACTGGTTGTTGTTGTGCAGATGTTGCCATCGCACCTGACCAAATATTCGGTAGCAAATTATTAACAGTTTGCATCAAAACTTCTGCAGCAGCTCCAGTCAAAGAGACTTGAGTTGCTGTACGAACGTTAGCTACTGTTGTTGTTTGCGGAACACGACTAATGGTCATATTGGAATATGACGAGTTCGCTATACCACCTACGAGCTGCCATTTCCATTTAATACCTCCTCGCCATGCTTGATAAGCGGGAGTCAGATAATTCAGCATAGTTAATTTGCAGTAGTTACCTGAAGCACCGAAAGCACTATTTGCACCAGCTTGACCACGATAAAAAGGGAAAAAATCGAGGATATAAGTAATAACGCGCAAAGACGGTGTATCGGAGGTATTGAAGGGGAAGTAACTGAAAAAGTTATATCGCTTAAGACACTGTCGAAAGCTAGTAATATCTTCCCCGAAATAAACTGATGACATTGGATCAGAAACGTCAAGATGAGCAGCCATTGTGGTGGCAGCAAGATCTTGCATGGGAGCAGAGGGCTCATTCGTGCACTCTTCATCTCCCTGAACTACGCCCTCTTCACCCGATTGGGCTTCGAACCCACTCTGGGGTAGGAAAGGCGTTAAGTTCTCGATCAATGTAGCATCAGGATTTTTCACTTCAAAATCGTCACCAGCAGAAACGAAAACGTTAATCTGCACATCATTATTGGGGACAGAGTTAGGAGAAGTAAGTTCGTTGACAACGTAAACGGAAAGGATTCCGTTTTCAAAAATGCCACCCGAAACAATTGGTGCTGCCGTATCATACGGCAGATCACTGACACCTGGTGAACGGTGAGGTAAATACGCATAGCGATTACCCCACCCTACGGTGACAGTGAAATCTTTCTCCTCACTAATATCAACAATTTGCGTATAGTTCGTAATGTACTCGTTAGACTCAACGTCATGCGGTTCATATACGATCTTAATGCGACCTCGGTGATAATTTGAAGCGACTACCTGAAAACGGAAATTCATAGAACCTCGCCATTCTCTGAAAGGCAAAGTTGCGAAACAACAAGCAGGCATATGAACCTCCGGTAACACTCCCCCAGCTAATGTATCCCACACAACAGGGGACACAGCAGTTGAAAAGAGGTGTGTTTCCGGATCAGTTAACATAGCCCATCTAAATTGCGTGTAGTAAGATTCTCTACAGGCAACACTTGTAATAGTCATTTCATCCGTATTACTCAATCCTAGTGTTGACCCATCGACGCAAAGCTCTTGCTTTGCATCTAGGGTTAACTTTTGAATTGAGTCAGGTAGATTTGTAGTAGCAAGATCTCCCATAAATCTAGGAGTGAATTGCTTGATAGGATCAAGGTCATTTGGTCGAGAATATCCAAACAGCTTTGCAATGTTAGCAACACCGCCAGCTGCAATTTCAGTAGCTCGAGCATATGGTCCGATAATGGGCGCTTGTGCAAGCATCCCAGCGATCCTAGCAACAGTGCTGGCAGGTTTCGAAACCATACCAGAACCATACTCATCTTGCATTGAAGGTTTTGGTTTAGGCTTATTGCTCTTAAACGTAACCTTCGGCTTAGACTTCTTTTTGTTCCCGGCCTTCTCCATACCCATTTGCGGTGTTAGCGATCGTGGATTAAACGAAGTAGGAATAGAGAGGGAAACATCTGAAGCCCAAGCAAAAACACTAACCGTAATAGGGTCAGTGGAACCGTTCGCGTGTTTCAACTGGTTCAAAGTTCGAATTGACATATCACCCATCCTCGACCACTCGCTTTTAGGAATTGATAGAGCATTGTTCCACCAGAAAAATGGTAAAATCATTTCTCCACCTTGCGAAGTGGTAGGATCCAAATAGATATGTGGGCGCTGTGACGCAGAAATGTTATCCTGCGGAATCAAAGCCCTATCTAGGATGAATTCGTCACATTCGGGAATTGGTTTATAATTGGCCAAAAGCCTGCCATAATAGAAACCATTTCCGTTAACTAAAATCTTCACATGCAATTTAGCACGCAAAAGATTAAAGTTAGAAATACGGTTACACACACGTGGATTATCAAAATAGAGAGACCAAGGGTCAAATTGTTGATAAAAATTCACGGAGGTTGACCATTGAAAGTCTGCAATCTTAACAGGCCTAGAGAAAAAATCTCCAAGCTCAGCATCATCCATATCTGCAGCACTATAAGTGGCATCAGGATAACTTTCAACAGCGTAGGTGTAACTAGGGTTCTGATCCGAGAACCCTACGTTTTGGGAGGTGAGTTCCGTAGAACCCATATTTATGTCTATATTAAAATCATCAAAATTTGTAGTAAGTACATATATATACAGAGGAAGTGCACTTAATCTTCCAGTATACCCTGCCGTTTTTGTGCTCGCGAAGCACTCTCCTAAACAGGAGTAGACTACGAGGAGTCTGCGAGAAACTAGGACGCCTAAGAAATCATAAGGTGGTGGGGATACCTTTATTATTCTCGGTAACCTATCCTAGTCTGCCATCTTTAACGTTACAAATGAACCCCATGTGGCATACGGGGAGTGGATATTTTACGTCGTCCCCGACGGGAGGACACTACTTAGAGAGATACTTTTCCTTAAAGGCAGTAATTCGATCATCATAAGTAATGTCCAACTCTCGACAAGCTCCAGTCAAATCAGACTCCTCAGCTACTTTACGCAACTGCTGTCTACGTAGTTCATACGTTTCACGTCCATGGGCAAACCATTCGCGCAAGGCACCATCAATATTGCAGGCGCTTTGCTCACGAAGGGAAACAGCCTTAGACTGTAAAACTGTATGAAGTGATTTGAAAATAGAATTCTCATCGAGAGGTCCGACAAACAGGCCAAGATCTTCATTCCACACAGCCTTCCTCTTCAGAAAATCAACTTCTGTAAAGTGAAGGTAGGGTTGAAGCTCGGCTTGTTTGTCTGGCATAGTAAAGACGATATCATATTCGGCAAAGTATTCGGAAACATTCACAATATTAAACTGTGAGAAATTCGGATTAACAGAGCCGTTGCAATCATCTCCATAGGTCATCATTGATGCAACATCACGAAATGCTTTATTTTG